AATATTTTTGCGAATGAAGATTATGTTTTGAAAACTTTAAGTGAGTTGCCTAAAGGGAAAAATACTTCTTTTTTGAAAGCGAGCCATAGCCTGTGGAAAAGATTCAAAAACTATAAAAAGAATCCACCTTTCACTCTTTTGGTTGATGAAATGCCAGTTGCATTTATTTTTGCCACTACATCTGAAAGAACAAAGTATATAAATCTTTACGAAATCGTTACTGTACAAGGACAAGAGGGCAAAGGATATGGCAGAAAGATATGGTCTGATTTCGTTTTATATTGGTCTGAAAGAGGTATGCAAAGAATCAAACTATCTTGCACTCCTGATTCAATAGGCTTTCATGCTAAAAATGGCTTGGTCTTTTGGTCTGTAGATAAACAAGGGAGTTTAAGATCAGATCAACCCTTAATGAGCAGCGTGAAGAAACAGATTGAATTGAGGAATAAAGCAAAAACTAACCCTTCATTGGTAAGACCTGAACAAAAGGTTTGCGAGAAATTAAAAAAAGAGGATCTTGAGCTTCTGTCGCTTTCTGAGAAAAAACTTATGGCAACATTTGAAGCCATAAACAAAGTTCAAGAGTTTTGGCTTAGAAGATACCTTTTTGAAAATGTCCACTGACTTACGCTTAAAGGAAAATAGAACAGAGGCTTTTTTACAATGGTCAGATTGGTCGCTTGAGCAAAAGGACTGTGACCCTGCATTGTGGTTATTGAATTATCTCTTTGATAGATATGAGCATAATCTAGAACAAAAGTATTGGGTTTGTTGGCTTTATGGTACGACATACCATCTACCTACTGCTTGGGTAATTTGGAATGAGTTCCCTGACTTTGAGTTGGTTGATCAAGGTAGGTTGCAAAGATGGAACGATCAAAACTATCAAAGACTAAGATATCAGACAGATACCAAGTGGAACAAAGGACATCTGCCACAACAGTTTGCTTCTTACAAAAAGTGGATAAAGCACAATAACCAAGAGGGTACACAAAGAGCAAAATTCAAAAGTTTAGAAAACAAGTCTTTTGAATATGTTTGGCAACTCATATCTTTGAATATGCACAAATTTGGGAGATACAGCACTTGGTATTACATGCAAACACTTAAGGACTGTGCAGGTTTTTCCTGCAATCCAAATGACCTGAAATTGTCTGATTACAGCGGAAGTAAATCACATAGGAATGGTCTTTGTTATGCATTAGGTTTAGATGATTGGGTAAACCAAAAACTTGATCAAAGCTGCATAAGACATCTTGAAATTGAAGCAAAACTTATACAAAAAAGAATGGACGAAGAATTTGGCAAAACTTTAGACTTTTACATGATGGAAACTTTGCTTTGTAGTTTCAAAAAAATCTTCCGCAACAGAGATGGTAGATATTTAGGATATTATTTAGATAGACAGGCAGAAGAGATAAAAAAAGTAGAACAAGATGAATGGAATGGTATTGATTGGCAAGTGTTTTGGGATGGTAGAGAGGAAACACTGCACCCAAAGTTAGCTGAAAGCAAAAAAATAAGAAAAGATTTATTTTCTGTATTTTTAGATACTGGCACTTTAAACTACAAAACATTATGAAATGTGTGGCAATTGGTGGTGTACCTGCTTCTGGCAAAACTACTCTTATGCGAAATTATTTGTCCTTATTAAAGCCTAATAAAAAATTTCAAAAAGGTTTGTTGAGGGGTTATCACGACACAAAAAGCGAAACTAGCGTATTGGGTATATATGATTTAGGAGAAGTCTTTGCAGGCACAGATAAATTATCAATGGCAGTTCAAAAGGACTTTGAATCTTATGTGGCTATGAGTGATAAGAAAATTGTTATTGAAGGTGATCGCATTATCACTGCTAATAACTTAAAACTTCTGAATCAGGATTACGATATCCGCATAATAATTTTAGAAGGAGATGCTGCATTATTAGAAAAAAGACACGAACAAAGAGGCGATAAACAAACAGAAAAATTTAAGAAAGGCAGACTCACAAAAATACAAAACATAAAAGAGGATAAAGAACTTTCAAATATAATTGAGTTGGTTTCTTTAAGAGATTTAAAAGAATCAAAAAGCCTTGCTAAAGATATATTTGAATTTACCAAGTGACATTTTCTTCCCAATCACCAACGACCATTTTTGTGTAAGGGTCAAAACTCCTTGTTTTAAAATTATACATAAACTTAGCTTCTCCAATCTTTCCATATAAATCTTGTTCTCTAATTTTCCTAGTTATTACACTTGTGGTGTTTTCATCAAAGTCTCTGTGTATGGTAAGAACTGCATCAGCCTGATTGTGCCAATGAGCTGCCCCACTTATGTCATATGCGGTTGGTGGGGTATAACCACCATCAGTGCCTTTAGGCAATTTAGTAGGGTGTGCCACAACCCATGTTACGATCTCGTAAATCCTTGAGAACCTTTTACATAAAGATATAAAATCTCTAATATGCTCATCTTCTCTAGCATTACCTTCTCTCTTTGCATCAACTTCATTGTAAGGGTCAATCACTAAACCATTTATTCCATGCTTGAAGATTGACGATTTTGTGATATCTAATATGTTGTTTACAGTTGGGGTACTGTCCCTTGTTTCTATGAAGTAGAAGTGACTCTGAATAAACTCAAGAGCCTGATTTAATTCTTTTTTGTCTAGTCTTTCTTCAAAGCCTTCATCAAATGGCTTCCGACAATACATCTGTATCAATCGTCTTATGTGCATTGAAGTTGAGTGTTCGGGAGAAAAGATTGCAAACTTCCAATCATGATTGATAGCTAGGTTCAATAATATTTGATCTAAAAAGATAGATTTACCATGATTAGGTATGCCAGTAATACAATGAAAAGTACCAGTCATTATTTTGTAAATTTCATCTAAACCTTTTAAACCTATTTCAATTGGCTTTTCATAATTCCCATCGTACAAATCTTGAATCTGTGAATAGTAATCGTTAGCAGAGTAAAGACCATCAATCGGATAAGGTATTGCCTCATCTATGACTTTCTTTAGTTTTGCTGCTCCATGTTTTACCAAAACATCGTTTGCATCTTTACAGTCATCTGGCACATTCACATACCAACAAACATCTTTACCAAAACGATGTAGCAATTCTTTATGTAAGGCTTTTCCTGCGGTATCTGTATCAGTAAACAGGATAACTTTTTTAGCATTCAGAGGACAGTTTTCCAGAGCATTAAATCTAGCATCTTTGTCATTAAACTTAGCTTCCTTTGGTGCACCATTCGGCAAAGTAGTAGCTAACATACCAATTTCTGCACAACTCAAAACATCCATTTCTCCTTCTACAAATACTATCTCGTCAGCTTCTTTTACTTTGTTGTAGTTAAACAGAAAAGGTTTCGCTCCCTGTGTTTGCCTAAAGTTTTTTCCATTGTTTCTATATTTGATATTTAAGACTTGGTCATGCTCGTCAAAGTATTGAAACCCATACCAACCTTTGTCCTCAAATATTTTGAATTCATCTACAACAGTAGCCCCAATGCCACGATTCTTGAAATATTCGTAAGTTGTATTTTTGGCATTGCTATTAGGAACTTCTGGTTTTTGATATACCTTTTCTTTAGGAATATACATCTTGTTACTGTTAGTAAAGTAACTACCTTTCCAGTCACAATGGTGGCAAAACCATACTGTGCCTTCCTCATTAATTGTTACGCTCAATGGGTTGTCAGACATCTTGTGCGGTGGCTGACATTTGGGACATTTTACTTTTTGAGTTCCATGATCAAACTTTCTCAGCTTGATTCCATGATCTTCTGGTCTTTCATTCATTTTCCACTCCTAACCTGCAAGGTTATTCAATTTATTTATTTTTAAAACATATTGACCATCAGTTTCTTCAAACCAATCCATCCAACGCTCTTGGTTCAACCATGTTGAAGGGTGTGGTATGAATCTTTCTTCTGTGGTTTTATTTTCTTGTGCGAAAAGTCTAACTCCATGAATGATCTTCGCATAATGTTTTTCGTCATATTTTCCAAATATCTTACTAGCTTGTTTCTTTCCAATCTTTCTTGGATATATTTTCCAAAACTCTTGGAATGATGATATATATTCTTTTGTATCTTCTTTAGTATTGGAGGGTTCTGTAACCCTGAGGGAAGGGGCTGATAAGGGGGTAGGGGTTTCTGAACCCATAGTAAGTTCATAAAGATTACTTGTGTTTCCACCACTATCATTTTTCCTGTTATTGACCTTAAGTAAGCCCATATCAGCTAAAGATTTTATGGTACGCTGCACTCCCTTTGTATCTTTCAAGCCAACGATATTAGCTATGTGACGATATGATGGATAACAAGTTCCTTTCTCATCGGCATAATTAGCTAAGATAATAAGTATAAATTTGGCAGTAGGCTTCAAGCCCTCAACCTTCAAAGCCTTGTTTAAGTGTTCAATGCTCATTTGTAAAACTCCTGTATTTTGTCTGCGGAAATATTATAACTCTTTCCTGTTTCTTCTTCCGTGACGAAAGCCACTCCCTCTTTGATATACCACACTGTGACTTCTCTGGTAGTATTCTTGATTCTATATTTGTCTAACATTTTTTGTTTTTGAAGAATCTATTATCTTGCACTGTTTCAGCAGTTTGAGGCATATAGTCAAAAACTTGGGTATCTCCCCTGTAGCCAACGAATCCGATATACATATCTTCAACATCTCTAATTATCCACCCACCCATACGAGCAGATGAATATTCTTGGCTAGGTATTTTTTGATACGACTTTCCTGCTTTTTGCAGGAAAATCTCTTTAGCTTTTTCAAAGTCAAACTTTTTCATTATGCCAAATCTCCGAATCCGTTATAGTCAACACAGTTCTCTGCATGAACCAGAAAGCCATCTTCATCTCTTTGCGGAACAAAGTTGAAAAGCTCCTCACCTGTTTCAGGACAGATTGATTTTTTAACTTCAACTGTACTCCAAAAATCGTCGTTATCTCTTTCATGGATAGCAGCTGATTCTAAAAGTTGCTTTTTAGTAATGTACCCTGCATAGAAAAAGTCCAAAAGCATATCCCCAAAAGGTATTCTTCCGTTTGACTTCCATCTTACGATGTCCTGATAATCTAGGAATGCTCCCTTCGCAGAGCTTTCAACTGAATCATTACCCCATGTTTTTTCCTCTGATTGTTTTAGATAACTGTTAGCGAAAAGACCATTGCCTCTCAAAGACCTGTATGATCTATCGCAAAGCAAGTGACAATCATTAGAGGATATACCATTTGCTGCTGTTTTGCCTTCTTCGTTTGAGTAGAAGTTTTTGATTATTTTGTAAGTTTCGTTTTTCATTTTATCTCCTGCCTTTCGGCTCAATTTATGATTATATTATTGCATATTTTTAGATAAATAACAACCCTTTTCGGAATATTTATTATTTTATTTTATAGTCCTTTTGAATGACACCTAAAGATTTATCTCCTCTAAAGTGCGATTTAACTATCGTCATTTTTCCTGAAGCTAATCTTCGTACATGACTTCTGACTGCATGGAATCTTTTGCCTTGCACTCCGCTTTCTCTAGCCTCGTCTATGATCTGCTTTTCCTCTTTTGTAAGATTAACAACTAAAGTTTTATGCTCCCAAGTCGGCTTTCTTCTCAGCTCGGAATCCTTGAAAGGAGTCATACTACCAAAGACCATAGGTTTCTTCCCTCTTACTTCTTCTTGTTTGCAAAGTTGAGGATAAGCCAACAAAACGAAAAGCATTTGCAACATACCACCATAAATTGATACCTCAGTGTTCAACATTGGGTTTGATAAGACTCCATTTTCATCTTCTGAATCATCATAAAAATCTTGCCAATCTTTGTTTTCATAGCACTCGTGATCAATCCAAAAAGTAAATGGCACATCTACTGTTTTCTTCGCATAGTCATCAATATTGGTTATGGCATTTTCATCTTTTTGCACTGAACCATGAACACCTAAACAGTAATGCATTGTTATAGGATTGAAGTTAAAAACTCTCCTGTTATGAAAATAAGTGAAACAAGTTAATGAGAAATACTTATTTACTTCGTTGAAGTGTCCGTGACTCTTTGCATTCCTTATTGCAGTAGAATCCTCTGTGACTTCTTTAATAAGAATATTATAAGTCATGCCATCATAAGTTGCGTGAGGGGCAGCTACTTGCAAAAAAGTAGATTCGTAAGGCAAAACTTGTGGAACCTCTTGGCTGAGCTTACTAAAGTCTTCCTCTGAAATTATGTGTTCGTAATAGCTTGAATCATAATAAAACTTTCCTGCTCTTTGAATCTCATCAGAAAACTCTTTGAGTTTTTTTCTGGCGATTTCTGGTTTTAGTAAAACAGGTACATCTTGTTTCATACTTCTTGGCACAGAAATATTAGACAAAAACTTATTCCATGAGCTATCTGACTTGATTTCTAATTGAGTGAGACCTTTGGGTAAGATTTCCATAACATTCCCATCGTACAAATTACTATTTGGTTTTTGCGGTACTAACTTATAAAGATGCAGCAACTTTTCCAATACTAATTTATCCATTATTACTCCTGTATTATTTTGAAAGTCGGACACTCCATAATCTCATTCCAAACTTTCCTTTTGATTCTAGTCCATCTAGGGCTATTAGTTTCTTTCAACTGTACCCATTTATGACCAACCCTTTTGACAACAAAGCGTCTAACACCACAAGGCACTCTACGCATTTGATAAGCATTATAAAACTGGACAATCATGCTTCCTCCCTTCTTTTGATAATCCTTTTCTCTTGCTCCAATCTATACTCAAGCATTTCAGATATGAAATGATGAACTTCAAATAATCCTTTATTGGATAATTTCCTGAGCTGAATCTTCATCTTGTCCGACTCACTCATATTCCAATCAGAATCATAACCACATTCTTTACAAGAGATTTTATTTCCATTCCTGCTATCCCAAAATGCATCT